GTAAAGTGTCGATTTATAAAGTGGCTCCCTATGTTTGACCTTTTCTTTCATGTTTCAAAGTTATGTAATTATACTGGAATAACAATCAAACTACAGCGGCAATTTACACATTCTTCTGGGGGGCCCTGCGGATCGCCCGGGTGCATAAGGCCGTTGCTGAATCGCGCGTGTGGGTCGATTCCATCTACTGCGTAACTATCGGCCTCGGCTTGGATGTGGCTTGACCTGATATTCTGCAAGCCGGACGTTGACCAGAATTTTTTGTATCGGATTCCAGCAGACTCAGCCCCGGCATATGCCGCCTGATTGCTGGCCCCGATTACCTCGGTTTGCGCTATGGTGCGGGCGCGCGTGCTTACCATGTCGCGCAATTCGCGGGCTATCTTGTCAATTCCCCAGCCTTCGTTAATGCCGTTCTGAATTGTACCGCGTAGTATTTCCCGCGTGTTGCTCGTTATTCGGGTGACCTTCTTAGCGGTGCGCTCCCACATGACCGGCATGATAAACTGGTCGAAATAATCCAACCAGCCGGGCTCTACCTCTTTGCGGCGAAGTAGCATATTGCGGTATCGGTAAGATTCAGCCGCGCCAACGTCGCGAAGCATCTGGCGGTATGTGTTGGCCAGTGGATCAGCATGCACTAATAGGTCGATTTGCCCCATTGCCGCGGCGGCTCCCTGGTCACGCGCAACGCGCAAAACCGGCGCAATCTGCAACGAAAGCGCGCGGGCATATAGTTTCCTATATTTCAGCTCCTTACGTGTTATCTGTGAAGTCGCCAAAACTATCAGGTGTTAATTCGTTATCAAGTGTCATTTGCGATAATGGAACCTCCCCCGCTTGAAATAGCGGCTCATCCATGATTGGCTCCTGAATCGGATATTTACCAGTAGCCTGCCTTATTTCGTTGGCCGTCCAGTGTGCTAACCTCATCCATTCAACGCGGGTTTTCAGTCCGTCCTGTAACTCTTCGACTTCTGAATAATCATAGGCAAAGTAAAGGCCTTTATAAGCCGCAACCTGCTCAATCAGAACGGCATTAAACATCTGGGCAATTGCCCCCAGCCTCGGCATGATGCAATCCGTCCATGCAGCTTTACGTGCCGTTGTCATGTTATTATATGTACTGCCCGCTGTATCTCCAAACAGTGCCGGCGGCAGACCGTAAATATTGCACAACACGCGGCGGCCTTCCTGTGAAGATGCAAGAATGTTCAAACTTGCCAACTCCTGCCCCAGGTTAATGATTCCGTATTTTTCGCGCAAAACAAGCGGAAGCCCCCGGTTATTACTGGCGGCGTGCTTCTTTATTTTGTCCTGCATCTCATCCCGCTGCGTGGGTGACAGGGTGTTAATTGCCCCCATGTCAGAAACGTCACGGTAAAGCAAGTATGGCGGTCCCTGGTTCTCAAATTGTTTGAGTTCGGTAAGTTCGCTTTCGTTCTGCTTTGCCATGATGCGTCGCGCGGCCTTTAGCGGTGATTGTCCGAAAAAGTCCAGGTCTGACCCGAAAAGCGGGTTAAACATCCGCATATGATAAACCTCTTGCGCCGTAAATTCCTGAGTGGAGTTCTCCAACTTGTACCCCTTTACGGGGTTCATCCAGTCGCCGTAAATGACCTCAACATCATTCGACGGCATTACATACATTGCCCCCGCCTTTCCGTTATTCGGGCCGGCAGATATTCGCGGGTTATATGAAAAGAAGTTACCGATTACCATCTCGTAGATGATGGCCGCAGTCACAAAATCATCGGTGTACATCGACGGGTTGACCTTATGAAGCCACTGTAGTAGTTCGTGTTCGCTTACTTCCTCGTTTTCGCCGTCCTTAATCCGCCGGTATAGCTTTAATTTGGCCTGTTTACGCATATTGTCAATGCGCGTGATGATACTGTAAATATCAGAATTTCCCGCGTAGCCTTCCGTTAGGTACGCGTCTGGGTTGTCGGCAGGAATGACCGCCTGACCATTGAAAAATCGGTATTCGTACAAGGCGCGGTTTAGTTGATTCTTAACCGGCGCAAATAGCACGTTTAGTATTTCCTTAAATTTGTTCATATTCAACGAATGGCGATGTGGTTGATAATTCCTGATATATGTAAAGTGAACAGGCATAACGGGTTGCGTCAATTCCGTGATTAAAGGCATCCCGCGGCTGGTTTATGAAATTACCCTGCCTGTCTTGCTTCCACTGATAAAATCGGTTTTCATTCTGGATGTTCTTTGATCTGGCAGTGATATATACTTTGTGCCGCCGTAAGAAGTCGATACCGGCATTAATTGACCCGGGCCGCTTGTCGGCTGGGTGTGCATTTATCCCATAATACCGTAAATCCTGAATAGACTTTGGCTCTGCCGAATCGCAAATTATAGGCTCTCCAGAATAGCCTGAAGATTTCATGACATTGGCAATTTCTGAAGTTACCAGCCCTTTCTGGTACAGGATTTCATCAATGTATATTTCACCGTTGCGAATCAGAACCTTTACAATTGCGGTCGGGTCATTCGAGTAACCGAAGTCAAGGCCGTAAAGATAGCCATCCACCTCCGGAAAGTAGGGTATAATCTCCCAGGATTGAAAAATACGCGCCTCGCTGATTGATCCCCACTCACCCAGCGCATAAATTCTATGATAGTTTTCATCTATTTTGGCATATGACTCCAATTGCTCGCAATACTCTTTGTCGATGAATTTATTATCCTTGTATGTTGTCCTGATTATAGTCGTCTTGCTTCCGATTGTGTCATTATCAAAAAAATGCTTCTTAATCCAATGCTCTTCGTCGATCGGGTTAAACGTGATTGTGATTTGCAGACCATCAGCACCACGCAAGCGTAAATTTAGCTGGTTAAATTCAGCCCATGTTAATTCATTGGCCTCCTCTACCCATACGCGGGTAATTCCGGCTATTGATTTGATCTTCTCAGGATCATCGAGGCCCTTAAACAGGACGGTGGATCCGTTTACAAATGTTATGGTCTTGTCGGTCTTGTTTTCGTTGTATAGCCTGGTTAGTCCCCAGCCTTCCAATATGCTAAGAAACAATGCTACTACTGAATCCTTTAACGTGCTGGCATACTTGCGAACAACCAGTATCTTTTCGCGTTTGGCCAGTGCTTTGATTATTTCGTGTTGGGTTTGGGTGTATGACTTTCCAGAACCGGCCCCGCCATAATTAACCACAAAGCGCGTATTTGCTTTAGTGAGTTTGGTATAAAGCGGGTTGAATAACTTATTGCCGTATGTTGAAAAATCAAGTTTCATCCGATAAATTTGGCGGTACGATTGTGAACAACTGGGATCCACTATTCTCAACCTCTTGTCGTTCAATATAGCCGCGTTTCTTGCCTTGTGTTTTCAGGTAAAAAAGTATGGATGTGGTGTCCCCGTTTTTGATATTTGCAAGCAACTGGGACTCTGCAAAATCCAAAAGCGACTCTTTTTCGGCCCTTACATCTTCCTGTAAATCATACTTTTTAATGTATTTGTCGGCTGTATGCCAGTCACATTTTAACCGGCTTGCTATTGTTGAAACAATGCCCCCACTGCCTGAAATTGCTTTTTTAACCTCGGATATTTGGATGTTAAGTGCCATGATCTAATTTTTAAAACGGTGCTAAGTTTGGCGTGAATGGCCTAATACGGGCGCGTCTTGCGCGTGCGCCTCCTGTACGTCCGCCGGTTCCGCTATTTCCTGATCTTGTTGCCATGATTTACGACCTCCCATAATTTTGATGCTCGAATACCTTTGCGAATAGTCGCGTATTTTTCGAGTATCGAATTGTTAAACTCTGTTACAAAGTTATATAAAATTTCTGATTCGGTTATACTGATTTGCTCTACGCTTCTGGATGATCTTAGATTGCCGGATCCGTGAATTACGACCTTTATCCCGTTGTGTGTTGTGAATGATGTTATTTTCGTGTGCGTACCTGCAACGGCTAACTGGAACCGGTTATCTATGTCGAGTTCCTGATAAATGTATCTGATTAGGTTATTTCGTTCGTGTGAATAAAAATAGTCAGAAACAATAAGGTTTAAGTTCTGGCAGTAATTGAACATTAAAAGATTTTTCAGGCTGTCGATGTTATCTTCTGATAGTGACAATGTGGAAATATCGAGTCGGGTATATTGAAATTGTTGTTCAATCGCTAGGGCTTCGAATAGATCGCCAAGGATGAAGTTTCCCGAAACTATGGCAAAGTAGTTACAATCTTTTGATATTGGCAGATCTAAGGCGAGTTGTTTGGCGTACTCATACATGACTGGGGCCGGTTTTGTTTTTTGCGGCTTAATGATCCTATTTTCTTCAGTGGAGAATGATATATCAGATAAACCGGTAAAGTCAAAATCAAAATCAAAGTCTGGCAGTTCAAAATTTTCCATAGTGTGAAGGTAGTGTAAATTTTGCCAAAAAATGCTTAACATATTAAAAAATCCATTTTCACTGGCTAATTGATTGATTTCTAATTAGTTGATTTTTTGAAATTTGTTCGAAAGGTCGATTTTCACTGTTTTCACTCTATTTTCACTCATTTTCACTCATTTTTCACTGGATAATATGTTGGTTATCAGGCGATTAACCTAAAAGAGTGAAAAAAAATGGCAAAAGCTGATTAGCGCATACGGAAACATACCCTAATATACCTTAAAAAAGTCTAATGTTAGAAATATATAACTGTTCCCCCATGTATTACTTGGATAAAAATAGGGTTATTTTTCACTATTAGGGGTTAAAAGTCTAATAAATAGATAGTTAAAGAGTGAATTTAGAGTGAAAAATCGGTGAAAAGAGTGAAAATGGCCAAAAAAGAGTGAAAAACGGGTAAAAGTGAGTGAAAACCAGAATTACGTTAAATAGGATTTATAGGCAAATCGGGTGGTAGTTTGAATATTTGAATGTTTGAACAGAATTTTCGAGAATATACACCCATGTAAGGATACGACCAATTGTTAAAAAGTGTTAAAAAGAATCCAGGGTATTGCATATATGAAATATCCGCCGTATATTTACAGTATAATTAAAACAGATAGAAAAATGGTACAGATAAGGAATAAAGGAAACAACGAGGTTTACAACCTGCACGGTGCGAACATCGAATATGCTACAAAAGATAGCGTAATTGTAAATAGGGTTGTCGGCAATACATTTAGAAAGAATTGGCATGGTATATTTGATTATTATATGCCTATGACCAGTTGCACTCAATGCCTATTGGCTGATAATTTCGAGGTATTAAACACAAAATAAAACTGATATGAAAAACGAAGAATTTGCAACCAGACTGGCCGATGCCAACACAATTGAAGAACTGATCTATTTACGTCCGGTGGTAAGCACTCAGCAAGTCGCCAGGATTAAGGAAAAGATTTACGACATTGTAACCAGTGAGGGCTGGGAGTATATCAGAATGTCAACAATGACGCTAAAAACAATCATTGGACATACAAGTGCAGGAACTGGCAGCCTTACAGATGTTACTGTGAAAAATAGTCGTAAACTGAAAAAGTACAACGGAAAGAAAGTCCAGATTTACGTACATGAGAAATTCGGGATGGGATCTGATTCCGGTATCTTTATCAGGGAGGCAAGGTCATGAAACGAAACACAGTAATAGTAATGCTCCGCGGGACAGGTTCGCCGGTAGTGCGTGGCAACTTCAAAAAGTTATGCCTGGAGTTTGGGCTCCCGTATCACAGTCTGAAAATGCGGCCTTTGCCGACGGTTTATAAGGACATGGAGATTTGGCGGTGTGAGTTTAAATAACCCGACTTGGGTGGAAGTTGAACCATTCCTATTGAGCAAAAACTGTAAGAAAACGTAAATCAAATTTAAAGCATTATGAAGAGAAAGATACTATTCAGAGGAAAAGCAATGTCTGGAGAATGGGTATATGGCAATTTCATACACTCCAAGAGATTTGAGGGATGTTTCAATGAGTTTAGAATCCACAACCCCGATACTGGCGTAGAGAGTGATGTTGACCCTGATACGGTTGGACAATTCACCGGAATGGAGGACAAGAACAGGAACAAAATATTTGAAGGGGATTTGATTACAAACTCCCTCGGATACAACTACACTGTTGAATTTGAAAATGGTTCATTTCAGTTATTTCATACAAAACTGAAAGAGTGGAACCAGAAACCACTGAGATGGGGATTATTATCAAGAGCCTTTGAGATAGAAGAAAGATTTTTGATTGAAGTCATCGGCAACATCCACGACAATCCTGAATTAATCAAATAGGTTCACCTTGGGACTGATATGTGTTAAAAAATGTTAAAGCGGCACCAACTACCATTTTTTTTACTTATATTTGAACAACTAAAATTTATAGATATGAAAAGGAAGACATTGCAAGAGGTCATGAAGATGACCGTTAAAGAGAGGTTTTTTTACTATGCCAGACTGTTATATGGACACAAAAACTTTTCTGTGAATACGACACCAGCATTCCACTCTGTTACTGTTACTGTTTGGGATTACCTTAGTGACGATGATTTTGATTATAGAATCATTGAAACTTGTTACCTACAACATGATATTGTTTCACTTGAAAAATACTTAGACAAATGGCTGTAGAAAAAGAACGCCTGCCGATGCTGGCAGATCCCGCGACTTATCGCGAGTGCGGTGTAAATCGCAAATGGCGCGTTTTGCGCGTGTATAACAACAATGCGGAACTGGTACCCTACTACGACGCCCGCGACGTTCAGAAGGTTCTGGATTACGTTGTCGGTCCTGATGGCTGGGCTAACGAAGCGATGAACATCAACGGGAAGTTGTATATGTCAATTTCCATCAATGTAGAGGGCGAAGGCTGGATCAGCAAGTCGGATGTAGGCACGGAAACCAACGTCGAAGCGGTGAAAGGCGAAGCCAGCGATGCACTGAAGCGCGCGGCGGTTATGTGGGGGGTATTCCGTAACCTTTACGATACGGACACCGTAATTTTGAAAGCATCCGGCAAAACACCGCTAACGGCAGGCGGGAAGCCGTTGAACACACCGGCGCAACTTAGCGCGTACTGTAACGGGCTGCATAGTGGTTATGGCCACTTGGTAGCGATTTATCAGGAAGTAAAAGACGATCCGGAGGCTATGAAGGCCCTGGGGGTGTTGAAAGCGAAACTTAACATGATACAGGAATGAAAAACGAATTTGATGACTTTATGGAGGGGCTTGAACTGTCCCTCCCAGCCGACGACTTGCAAGCGCAACAGAGAACCGATACGCGGGAATGGCACCGGCGAAGGCTGGGTAAAATTACGGCCTCCCAGGTTCACAAACTAATGGTCGGCGGGCGCAAAAAGGATGAACTTTGGGGGCAGACCTCACGGCGCGAAATCTACCGGCTGGCGTATGAACGGATGCTAACGCCGGAGGGTGCGGACAGGTACATAGATGAACTACTATCTAAGGACTTTAAGCAAACGCGCTGGGGTAAGGATAACGAGCCATTCGCGCGGGACCTATATTGTGAGTTAACCGGCAGCGCGGTGACAGTCCCGCAAAGCGCGAAGCACCCGCGGCTGGAGTATTTCACCGGATCGCCGGACGGGTTGGTAGGTGATGAGGGGTTGATAGAAATTAAATGCCCGTGGGCGGGTGAGAATATGCTGGATTCGGAGTATGTAAATACCCACATGGTGCAGATTCAGTCATTACTGGAGATTCACGGGCGGGTGTGGTGCGACTTTGTGAAGTACGACCCGCGGATGGGTAACCCTATCAGGGTTGAACGGGTGCTAAGGGATGAGGTTATGATTGCCGATATTCTGGCGCGCGTTGTAGCGGCTGAATTGGAAATAAACAGACTGACAAATGAGATTTAAAAGGACGGACTTTAGCGGCGAATTGCGGCACCAGCGGGTAATGATCCTGATTTACTTGGTGGTTGCCGCTGGGCTGGTAATAGTAACCGCGCTACTGGGCGCATAAAACAAAAATAAAATGAGAAGCGAACAAGAAATTGAAAGAATGAAAACAGAGCTCCAAATGGAAATGTGGGGCATTGAGACTGCAATTGATGAGATTTGTGAAAAAAAACAAATAGATGACTATGAGTACAAAGACAGCGAAAGGTGGAATATTTTAAAAGTGAGAATCACTGTATTAGATTATGTTTTAGACGAAAATAAAAATTTGTAGCAACATGGAAGGAAGATTTAACTTAGCAGGATTTACGCACGGCGTAATGAACATCAAGAGAAAAGACGGATCAGCCGTTAGGTGTGTTGTGATTCCAATTGAGGAGAACAACATAACCGAAACCGAAAAAGGGAACTTAAATGTTTACTTTAAGACGTGGCCGATTGACAACCGCCGCGGACAGGATACGGAGTGGATTAAGCAGAACTTAAAAAAAGAGGTTCGCGAAAAGCTGAAAGCCGAGGGCAAATACCCGCCAACGTTGGGGGCGATTGTTGAAAGCGATCCGATCCAAGCCGAAACTACGGATACAAGTTTGCAAACCCCTGAGCCGGTAGCCGGTGAAGACTTGCCGTTCTGATTATGAAAACAAGAGGAAAAAAGCGCGTAATTATGAAGCTTAACAGACTTAATGGTGACATTTGGGATGTTGATCTTGAAACAAAGAATATGAAGGATGTAGACGCATATCATGCACTATTTGGGGCAGTTGAGTCAATGGGTTATCAACTTGGTATTCTTAAAAAAGGGGAGGGTTCTGACCATGCCAGCGAGTGACTACAAAATCCTGATTGTCGGCAATAGGGGACACGTAATTCGGCATTTACCGCGCGACACGGCAAACTATCGCGGTACGGGTATGGCTTTGGCCGGCATATTGGGCAAAAAGGAAAGTTTGCAGATGTGGTATAAGCGGGTAATTTTGCCGCGTGAGTTAAAAGCTAAAGCAGGAAAGTAAAATAACGGGCGCGGCTGTTGTAGGTTGCGCCCTAAAAGTAAAATAAGATGAAAATAAGTTATAGTAATTTTCCGATACTTGAAAAGCTTCAAAATGGGAGTCTTGGGATAATGCCTGTTTTCGAGGAAGATAAATCTTTCTTTGATGTATATCTTGATTTCTTTGTTGAAAATTGGAATTTTTATCATAAAAAATATTTAGAAGAAATAAACGTAATAAGCGATCCATTTTTTGAGGCATCGATGAAGGCAAAGGATAAAATTTTAAATTTGTGGAAAGATGTCGATAGAAATAATATTTCAGATATTGTTGTAAATGGGTCCTATGTTTACGGAGACTTTGTTTTAATGATAAGCTACAATGAAAAAAAAGGAACCAAAAAAAATGAAACTTCATTTTTTATATTTAACAAAGCTGGTGTTCCTTTGGCTTTTTTTGTTGATAGTGAAATCAGACAAATATATCAAACGGGTTGGGTTAGTTCCTCTTTTTCGATCGGCAAGAATACACGCGAAATTGAGCTTTTTCTTTACGTGAAAATTGGAATGATAGTTATTTTAAAAATGTTCAAAGATTATGCCGATGTAGAAACAAAGATAATCCCTCCTAATTCAAGAGTAAAAAAAGACAACTATAAGTATATTAACGACACTAAACTTGAGTTAACTTATTTGGACAGTAAATGGTTTACAAATATTGTGAAATCTGATGGGTTTAGTGTGAGTGGGCATTTCAGATTGCAGCCAAAAAAGAAAAATGGGCAATGGACAAAAGAAATTATTTTTATTTCTGAGTTTCAAAAAACTGGGTATACTTCACGCGCCCGCAAACTTTCCGTATTATGATCAAACTCTATCCATATCAAAACAAATTAGTGGAAGATATCCGGGCCAGTATGGGCAAAGG